ATGGTTTGAGGATACAAAATTAGGCATATGGTTCTTTAAGAAAGTCGATAGTATGCTATCATGGGCCACTAGTAGATATAATATCAAACAATTAGAATCGGTCAACGAGTTTTACGAAAGATATCCAGAAATAAGCGATCGCTTAGATAAGTTAGAACAACAAGTCAAAAACAAGAAGTAATCTACTTGACATAACACCAAACATTTGTTATAATAGTGTTAACATAATATAACACGGAGATAACAATGCCTACATTTTCACAGCCAGATATTGATAAATTGAAGAGATTAATCACTGACGGAATCCAAGTAAAACAAGAAGAAGCTATGCTTAGAGAAGGCCTAAAGGACACAGTCAATGCTGTTGCTGAAGAACTGGATCTTAAGCCATCAATATTAAACAAGGCAATTAAAGTAGCCTTCAAGGCAGAGTTACACAAACATCGCGACGAGTTTGATGAATTAGAAACTATTTTAGATGTGGTTGGGCGTAACGTTTAGTGACATCAAAGATACGGGAAATAACTGTAGATTATTTTAATCAAAGTTATCACTCGGACAGGGTTGCGTTTTATTTTGAGGTTGTTGCGGTAACAATCGTAATAACTGTAAATACATTCTTAGCAATCGTTTCAAAAGATGGTATACCAGCGAGTGATATGATCATTTATTATCCGATTCAAATAGTTGGATCGATAGCTGGCGTATACGCATATTACCGTAGAGAAATATTTTGGCCTATGCTGATAAACGCATATTTTGTGCTATTTGGTATTGTTGGCCTTTGTCGATCATTAGGATTATTTTAGGAGAGTGGATTGAGTTACGTTGATGCATATTTAGATTACAATCATGATATTATTCATGCGGTTGAACGGGTAAATGGAGAAAGGAAGTATGTTGAATTTCCGGCTCGCCATACCTTTTACTATAAAAATCCAAAAGGCAAATTTACGAGTATATTTGGAGATAATCTGTCTCGTGTAGTATGTAATTCTGGAAAGAAGTTTAAGGCAGAGAAAAATATGCATAAACATTATGGATTATTTGAGAGTGACATTAATCCAGTGTTTAGGTGTTTATCTTCAAACTATATGGATGCTGAAGTTCCAGAATTGAACATTGGTTACTTCGATATTGAGGTGGACTTTAGTAAGGAGAGAGGATTTGCTCCTCCAGACGACCCTTTTAATAAGGTTACGGCTATTGCTCTACACTTATCATGGCTTAAACAAACTATATGTCTAACTATTAAGCCTGATACATTGACTAAAGAACAAGCTCAAGATATATGTGATAAGTTTGATGATACAATCTTATTTGATACTGAAGAAGAATTGCTTGAGGCGTTTTTAGACTTAATCGACGATGTTGATGTATTGTCTGGATGGAATAGTGAAGGATTCGATATTCCGTATCTTGTTAATAGAATTACATTAGTATTAAGCAAGAGCCATACACGAAAGTTTTGTCTTTGGGGGAAGTTTCCTAAGAATAAAAAAGTAACAACGTATGGAAAGGTTAACAACACATATGAGATACAAGGTAGGGTACATTTAGACTACTTATTGTTATATCAAAAGTACACATATCATGAAATGCACAGTTATAGTTTAGATGCCATTGGTGAATATGAATTAGGCGAACATAAGGTAGCATACGAAGGTACATTGGACCAATTGTACAATCAAGACTTTGAAACATTTATTGAATACAATAGACAAGACGTAGACCTGTTAGTTGACTTAAATGAGAAGTTACAGTTTATTGACTTGGCAAATGTGTTAGCACACTCCAATTTAGTGTTACTTCAAACAACAATGGGCGCGGTAGCACAAACAGACCAAGCGATTGTAAACGAAGCACATAGTCGTGGACTTATTGTTCCTGATAAAGATAGAACAAAAGAAAAACCATTGCCAGCGGCAGGAGCATATGTAGCCACACCAGTTAAAGGAGTACATTCCTGGATTGGAAGTATTGACTTGAACTCACTATATCCAAGTATTCTACGTAGTTGTAATATGAGTACGGAGACAATTGTTGGGCAAATCAGACACACAAAGACCATGCCAATGATTCATTCCTTTAAAAAGGGAATAGATCCTGAAACTGGTAAAGACTTCTACGAAGTAGCAAAAGCATGGGAGGGGAAATTTGCCGCTCTTGAGTACGATCTCGTAATGGAACGTGATAAGATGGAAGTTTTACATGTTGACTTCGAGAACGGTGAGACATATGAACTTACTGGTGATGAAATTTATGAAATGATTTTCGAAGGACATCAACCATGGCTATTAACAGCAAATGGCACTATATTTAGATATGATACTGTTGGCGTTATACCTGGGTTACTGGATAAATGGTACTCTGAACGCAAAGTGCTACAAAAGAAAAAGCGCGATGCTACGACTAAGAAAGACATCGAGTTTTGGGATAAACGACAGCTAGTAAAGAAGATTAACCTTAACTCGTTATATGGCGCATTGCTTAATCCTGGCAGTAGATTCTTTGATGAGAGAGTGGGACAAAGTACGACATTAACTGGTCGATGCATTGCCAAACACATGGCAGCAAAAGTTAATGAAGTAATTACTGGAGAATATGACCATACTGGCGAATCAATTGTATATGGTGATACCGACTCTGCGTATTTTAGTGCTTATCCTATACTTAAAGAGGAGATAGAATCTAATGAAATTGCGTGGGATAAAGATACTATCATTAAATTTTATGATGCGGTATGTGAGGAGGTAAATGATAGTTTTCCTGCTTATATGAATCAATCATTTAGTACTACACTTGAGTTAGGTAAAATTATTGCGTCAGGACGTGAGATTGTTGGAGAGTCGGGTATTTTTATTACTAAGAAGCGTTATGCTATTTTAGTATTTGATGACGAAGGTACCAGAACAGATGCTGATGGTGGACGTGGTAAAATTAAGGCGATGGGTTTAGATTTAAAGCGAAGTGATACTCCAGCGTATATGCAAGAGTTCCTAAAAGAAATATTGCTAATGGTATTGACTGGTGGCAAAGAAGCAGATGTTATTGATAGAATTATTGAATTCAGAACAGAATTTAGAGCAATGCCGAGTTGGAGAAAAGGAACACCAAAGCGTGTTAATAATCTTACACGACATACTGCGTTATTTGAAAAGACAGGAAAATGTAGAATTGGACATGCGTTGGCAGCTATTAATTGGAACAGAATACGTAAGATGAATGCTGATGCCCATAGTATGGAAATATCAGACGGGATGAAAACCATTGTATGTAAGTTAAAGACGAATCCGTTAGGTATTACTAGCATTGGGTATCCTACAGACGAACATCGTATTCCGGATTGGTTCAAAGAGTTATCGTTTGATGACGACGGAATGGAAGAGGCAATTATTACTAAAAAAGTTAAAAACTTAATTGGCGTATTGAAATGGGATTTAACAAAAGCAGAATCTAAGAATACATTCTCAGATTTGTTTGAATTTTAACAATGAGCTTCACCCCAACTGTATCAAAGTATGACGACCAAGGTAGATGCATATACATGAAGGCACAGAACGATGTATATGAAAGATGGTGGTGCTTTGAAGGTGATAAGTTAATGAAAACCTGGGACAATCAAGGCTATTTTTTATATCATGAATATGAGGGCGATGATAAAGTATACGCCTATAATAAAAATATGGAATGGAGGAAAGAATGACATCAGAATATTGGTACGGAGTAAATGCGGCATTGGAAGGATGTGTGTTTGATTTTAAGAAAGATGTGGTTGGTCGACCGGATGGATTGTCGAGATGGCCTAAGGAATTTATAGATGGATTTACATCTGTATTGCGTGGTGAACATTTTGGCTGGGGTTCACAAGAACATTTATTTGATGATAGACTGTACAAGAAAGAGTTTAAAAGATTTGAAAAGAAAGGTTGACAAGTAAGGCTTCTTGCTGTATAATACATAGTATATTAAATAAAAGGAGCAAGTAAAATGAACGAAATTAAATATGTAACCCCCGTAGTACAGGTCAGTGGAAAGAGCACAGTTCTCGCATATATACTCTGGTGGTTCCTAGGATTAATCGGTGTACACCGTTTCTATCTAGGG